GTGTTTTTTCGAAAGTTCGAGATTTGAGTTCCGGAACTTCGATTTTCTTGTTAAATAGTTCAGTACAAGCTACACCTCTATATAGCGCTTTCATTCAGCAGGAATCACCTCTACGGGAATCAGAGATTGACTATTTTTAAATTTAATTTCAATTTTCATATTAACTCCTTACTTATTGATAAATATTTCGACTTGTTTGGCGCCGTTTTTTAATAACCAATTGCGAGCATAAGTTGCATCGTTCAAGGTTTTGTATTTTTTAGATCGTTCAACGCCTTTTTCATCTATCCATTTGACAGTGAAATCATTCATTTCTTCTATTCTTTCTCCTTAAAACCATTTTGCTGATGTCAGCAATATGGTCTTGAATTCAGCCCTACAAGGGACGATTAAAGAGTTTAATCCTCCCCTGCACAAGATATTTTAGAACACTTCAGGGCATTAGCCCCTTGTAAGGCTGAAATTATGATTTTAATTTACTTTCGGCAATCAACCGTAGCGTTCAGTTTAGCTTTAGTGTTTTTAAGCTCAGCATCTGAGCTAATAAACAGCCCAACCGTACCTGAAAATAATATTAGGGCAGTAATTGCAATTATTCGCCAAGTCGACATTTTAAATTTTAGATCTTGCATAATCAAATGCTGAATATCAGGTTGGTTCATAGTTATCCTTTCATTTTTAGTTGTTAAAATTCGACTTCCTTTGGGTTTGGTTCGCCGAGATAATTTGTGATAATTTGAATTGCTTGATCATAGCCAACGGCGAATCGTGCATAATAACCAGATTCGTTTAGCCTATCTAACATCTCCGCTTGCTCTCGATAGTGCTTATTTGCAACCATTTCACCATTCTTTTTATAAAGTTTTATACCTTCAGCCTTCAACTCAAGAAATAAACCTGCGTATCCATCTAGAAATTGTTCACCAGCATAACGATTATATTCAATTTTCATTGTTGGCTTAGCAATAAACAAATCCGGCCAAGCTCGCGATTTCTGAAATTTCTTGTGTTTGGCTGCTTGGCCAGGTGTCATTTTCATACCACTTGAGAAATCTGTTCGAAATAGCACGTTTGGGTAGTTCTTACGTAGATAATCACAAACTTTAAGATGTAGATTTTCTTCTTTTTTAATCATCTCAACCCCTTAAAATGGAATATCACTTAAATCTACAGGTTCATCAAAATTTTCAGCAGTTTCAGGTTCGGTATTCTCGGCTTTAACTTCAGTTTGTTCTTTTGGTGATTCGAATTTTGGCTTATAGCCGTAAATCCGGCGATTGATCGATTTTTTAACCTTGCCGTCCTTTTTGTAAGTTCGGTCTTCATCTTCGCTAACTTTAAACCAAGCAGTGCAGCCAACTGTTTTCTCAAGTAAAACTGCAAAGTCTGCCAAATTTTTAATTTGCTGGATTTTCTCACGAATCTTTTGCTTGATATTTTCATCTTCTTGGTTGTGAACTAAAATTCTGCGCACAGTGTCAATTGAAATTCGGCGCGTATCGGGAGTGTGCAACCAAAGCCGCGCGCGATCTTCGGCAGAATCATTTTCAACAAAGATCTCAGCATAAGGCTTGTCTTCATGCTTATCAATCTTAGTTTTAGTGATTTTTACTTCATGCACGCCAAATTCAAAATATCCGCTTTCCTTTGTTTCTTCTGGTGTAATTGTGATGCTTTTGAGTTCTTCTTGAGTCATAAAATCCTTTCATTAAAATAATAGTTTTTCTACTTCTTGTTCCACCAAAGCGAGTGCAGATTGTTCAAAATAAATTGCTCGCTGGATCTCTTTCTCGAAGTCCTTGCGGTTAAGCTCGAAGATTAAGAGTTCAAGCTGTGGTGCGAGAGCGAACGAGTCTGAGTACATTGCAAAGTAGAGTTTTTCAAGTTTCTCATTAACTGCAAAGTATTGAATAATTTGCTGTTTGTATTCGCTAGGTGGTTGTTGCTCATAAAATGCACGAACTTGTTTCCAGTTGTCCAAACATTTAATTTCAACTGCTTCAGTGATCTCACCGTTTTTATTTGCAATCTCACCATCTGGCGAACAAATGATATTTTCGTTGATGTCCGATTGCCAAACGCGACCTTCGATAATTTCTTTGCCAAGTTTTTGGGCAACCTTTTCACGCGCTTCTTCTTCGAGAATTTCACCACGAAGTGCGGCGGAATATTTGCGACCGTTCAAACGATCTGCGTAATCATTCTCGTTGATCGGCTTTGCAATTCGTTCAGCAATGAGCTTATAAATCGCATCACCAAGTTCAACTTCACACTCTTTCTTTTCAACTTCAGTTTCACCAATCAAGTCTTTAAGTTCTTGAATCGTTAAGTTCTTTGGTTGACCTTTTTGGTTAAGTGGAATTTCAACTTTTAACTTTTCCGCAAGATCAAGCCATTCAGATTTTAAAACTGTTCGAGGTGTGCCAAATTCCTTAGCTTTACTTCCGGAAATTTTACCTTCCCGGAAATGCAACCATTCATCTGAGCGTTGTTCAAGGTTTAAGATTTTCATTATTTCAATTTACCTTTCAATTCATCTTTAATTTGGATTAATTCTGCGATCACTTCATTATTGCCTTTGAATTGATTAACTCCTTTTACGAAATTATCTTGAAGTTCTTTGAGGTTTTTTGAAGCTTTGAGTTTAGTGATGAGTTCTTGTGAGTTATCTTTAGCTTCTTTTTGTTGCTCCTGTTCGTCTTTATATAAAAATTTATAGCCAACCGTATCACTTCGATTAAGGTCTCGACCAAACATTTTACCAAGATGTTCGACTGCATCTTTAATTGCATAAGATTTAGCAGCAGGGGCGGCCAACTGAACCGCATTATTCTTGATATTGGCAAGGTCTGCCGCAGATTTTCCAGCGTTCGTTTGGAGTGGACTTGCGCCGACTCCATCGTGGAAGCTCCATTCGCCAGTGATTGGGTTTTTGTAGTGAACCCGAACCGTTACACAAACACTCTGTGCAAGCTGTGAAATGCTTAAAATTTCAATTCGCCATTCCTGAAAAATCATATCAAGCAACATTTCAATCTTATCGATTGGAAGATACTTAACATTTTTTGCAGTAGGGTGATTTTTAAGCCACTTCGTGTTTACGGGACTGTTTAAAACAGTTTTTAATCGAGCTGAATCTTTTATCTCTTCAATCCTAACTTCGTTATTTACATATTTAACTAAACCGTTCATAGCTATAATCCTGCGCTCCTATACATATCTTGAGTATTTTCATATTGTTCAGTTTCAGATTCAAGGTTGTAATAACCTTGAGCGAATTCTTCAAAATCATCTGTTAATATTTCATCCACGTTTAGTTGTGTATGATAACCGTTCTCTTCAGGGTCATCAATCCAGCTAAACCACTCATTTTCAGCGACAAGCGCATAGAAATCGTTTAAAATCTCTTCTTCAGTTCTTCCGTTAATTAATTTTTTCATATTATTATCTCCTTAGTTGTTGGTTAGTTCATAAATTTCAAGTAAGATCCGTTGTTGTATGCTGACCATGCTCGGTAGCCTTGACTTTGCCAAATTTTATAAGCAATCTCGGTATTTTTAGCCGGATTTGCTAAAACGCTTCGGCTGTGGCCGTGAACGCTGTTAATTTGGAATAATCCGTAGTCGTAAGTTCCGTCTGAATTTAATCCGGAGTTGTCCGACCTTGGATTACAGTTGCTTTCTGCTCGGGCGATTGCCAGCATAATTTTTGAGTTCCACGGGTATTTTTCAACTATTTCTCGAAACTCTTCGCACCGACCAGCAACCGGTGAACTCGCAAAATTGGGCGAGGGCTGAACTCGAACCTCCACAGTTCGAATTGGGCTTGGTTGCTTGATCGCAGCTTCGAGAGTTGGTTTTATTTGTATCGAATTCGATACCTTTGGACTTACTTGCTTTGGTTTAAATTTCGAATAGTCTCAACTAATTTATCGTGATTTACTTTTGTATTAGCTTCACCTTGTTTCATTCCAAAGTAGAAGGCTAAACCTGCAATTACAGCAGTATAAATTACAATTGTTTTAGTTG